ACTCCCACACTTGATAATATCAGCATCACCATCAGGGCCGAAGTCACCGTCACCATCGTTGTGGGCGAATAGGTAGGCTACGTATGTGTCTCCGTTTGTGTTAAAGTCACCACCACTTGCAGCAGCAGCACCAACTGTAAAATGTGTGCTTGTTGGGGCCGTATCGTTAATAAAAAACTGCTCGTCTATTCTTGCTGATGTTGAGTTAAGCAGAAGAACATAATCTTCTGGAGAAGTGCTATCTACGCTTCTATGATACACCCCCCAATAACCAGAACCTGACGTTTCCTTTAGGATCATCATACCCACTGTAGCATCTAGGTTATGACTTATCTGTCTTCCAGTAGTCCCATCCCCAGTATAAGTCACCACATCAAAGAACTTCTTGGCCTTGCGGAATGTCCAAGAGACTACTTCATTACCATTTCCGTTTTCACCAGAATACTGTGTGCCAAGCGTATAACCATTAGAGTTAAATGCGGTAACGCCATAACCTGAAAAAGCAGCCGTTTGGGCATCATTGTTGTTAGAGCCAAGTTTCCTTGAAACACCTCTTTCTGTATCAAACAATCCGTGATCTGATGTGCCGCCACGCCATTTGTGCCAAACCAAACCACCTTCGCCATCAAGGTCAATGCCATTAACAATGTTTAATGTTGAGCCTGTACCAGTATACAAATAAGTGCTGAACACATCTTCTACGTTCAGGCCAGCACCACCAGCATTGCCAGCCGCCGCTTGTAATAGCTTTTTCTTCGTAGCCATCGTTTATCCTAACGCTTGTCCAGCCGTGAACCCGTACCAATTTGTGCCGCCATCACGGGTGTAGAACACGAAGACATCCTTTGCAGATGCAGTCGCTGTCAGCGTTGGCGCCGTAGCAGCAGGCCAGTCAACAGCCGCGGGCCAAGTAACCGTAAAGCCAGACGCAGAGCCATCTTGGATGATCTCAAGGCTAAAGCTGTATGCCGTGCCAGATGCTGGCGGGTTGCTAAATGTAAACGTGGTGTTCTCTGTCAGCGTGTGGCTGAATGCGTTACCCGCTTCACAGTTGACCGTTGTGGCGTTGGTGCTTGATGTAACAGCGCCGTAGGTTTCGTTATAGCTGTCAACGATTAGCTCGCCAGTGATGTCTACATCGCCTGTGTAGGTGGGAGCCATCTTGGCATCTAACTGCGTTTGGATTGCAGAAGTTACGCCTACGACATAATTTAGTTCTGCTGTGCTGACAGTAGCACCATCAAGGATGTTTAATTCTGCGGTTGTGACGGTTGCGCCGTCAAGGATTTCAAACTCAGTGTTTGTAACGCCGCCCAGCAACGTATCAAGAGCATCCCAGTTACCGTTTAGAAAGCCACCCCAAGCGTCCTCGTCGCCGCCTACGGTTGGCTTATTCCAAGAATAATTCGTCGTTGTCGTAGGCATTATGCGGCCCTCTCTAAGTAATCAGCTTCAGTCCATGTATTACTTGGATTTGAGGCTTCTGTCCATGTTGTTGAAGGTTCATCTGCTTCAAGCCATTTATACCGCGCAAAAACGCTTGTTGATATGGCAATGGCAGACGTTCCAGAAAACAATCTCACCCTGTTATACGCTATATTTGGTGAAATTGAAATAGCTGCGCTTGCTTGCCCTACAACGTCAATAACACCATTTGCAGTGAACCCAATAACAATGCTTGGCGCTGCACCAGATTGACGTACAGCTACCGCGCTGACGCTAGTAGAAACACCGATGCTAGTGGAAGCGCTACCTTCCTCAATGCTAATGTTTTTGCCGTATAAATACGATCCGTAGGTGTTAAGCCCGTAACCGGCTCTGAACCCGTGAATAACCTCGTATTTTACCGCGCTAACAGAAACAATGCCGCCAAGAGATACAGACGCTGATGCATCCGCAACCCTGATAGCAATTGGCGGGGATACCGATACAGCAATTGCCGCTGCCGCAGAAGCGTCTACAATCGTAACCGCAGATGCACTAACAGAAATGCCAACAGATGCACTAGCAGCGCCTTGTGTTGTCTCTGGCTCGCCATAAAGACCAGCGCCAAATAAGCCAGTGTCATATGTTGAGCGCAAGCCCATTAGCTCGCCGTTACGTCAAGATCGCCTGTTGGTATTCTGAAAACATCGCCATCGTTAATCGCCTTGGCAGTTGTCAAAGCAGAATGAATAATCATGTTGCCACCAGTGGAAGCATCCATAATGCCGATCCAGCCGATAGTTCCCCAATTACCACCACTTGCCGCAGGAAACTCAATAGATGCAGAGTTTGTTGCGGTATCGTTAGTTACGGTAAACGTAGCCGCTGTGCGAGCATATGCAGATCCAGAAACCTCTGTGCCAGCAGCGCCGGTATCTGTGGGGTCAGATGTGAACAGGCCAATGTACCAAGCTGTAGGGCGCGTTACGCTGTCGGTAGTCAACAAATACTTTAGCGTACTTGTCTCAAATGCATTTGTTAAAGACATGGATTTCTCCGTTAGATATATCTGGGTGAACCATACACTATTTTTAAATCAGTAGCTAGATATGATAATTCTGCGACCAGAACCACCAAATCTTGTATCATCAGACGCTTTTTGCAGTGAATTGATAGCGTTCTGGTAAAGATTAGCCCACGTTGCGGTACGCGCATCATCCAATAAATACGGCGCTGATTGCATCAATGCAGCATACAAATAAACATCTGGCTCATCTTGCAGCAGCCAATTGTACGTTGTGCTATCGCTCAGGCTAGGAATGCGCTCATAATATGCAAGCTGCATTGGATATTCACCGGCAGGCGTTGGAAAGACCTCTATAGCCTCACCGATCTGCGTGTAAAATCTAGGAACCCCAGATGCATCCCTGTTTTCTTCACGGCGCTGCAACATATCCTCTGGGCCTACGAAATCCAGCTTGCCCGTTACTCCACCGTTTGTGATGTTAAACCGCAATGTTTCCAGCCAATTGTTAGGCACTTGCACATAACGGCTGTCAAGAGTTGCATCTACACGATCAATCATCTTGTAGTGCCGCAGTTTACGGTTAATGTCTGTTTCTGCCAACGTAATGAAATCTGGAATAACCGATGTTAAATCATCCCTGTTCAGCCAATTGGCTATTGCGGTTTTTAGTTCACTGTAATTTGTAATAGGCATTTTCTTCTCTTTCTATTACTTTTACTAAATAACGCTTCTGCATTGTGCCGGTATCTTTTTCCTTAATAACATCAATGCTTTTATAAAATGGATCACTTCGCATTAAGCCCAAACCCATATCGTCAACTTCCATTTCATATTCTGTCATTTGTTTGCGCTCTTTAAATATTCTATGAGTGACATCATTTCCTGACCTAACGGCTGAACTTCTTGCGGGATTACTTCGTTAAACTGAGTATATACATTTGGCCTATATTTTCTATTGCTAAGACCTAAGTATTTTGCTTCTTTTGCTAAACTCATGGCCCTGCCTTGCACCATCAAGTTTACTTCATATGGTGTAAACTTTTTGTCAAATTCTGCCAACCTGTCCATTACTTCTTCACGCGCTAACGGCATAAACTTTTTAATATCTTCTGATACATCGTAAAAGCCTTCTTCTTCCGCTGGCGCTCTATGAATTACTTTACCTAAACCAGTTTCAGGAATGTAATCTGATGTTCCAAAATAGGATTGCGGCGGGTAAGGATTATAGATTTCCTCTGGCACTTCACCATACTTAGACAAGCGCGTTCCATAGGCCAAATCACGTTCCATGCCGCGAATGTTAGGGTTGCTGAGATGTTGCAATGGGTCAATAACTGGCCGCACTTCATCAGAGTAATGAAACAAATCAAGCAAGCCTTTTGCTAACTGTGAAGCTTGCCTTAAACCCTTTCTCATTATCTGCCCCACTTCTTTATGATTTCGTCTAACTCATCACGCTCAATGCCTTTTGGCATACCCTCTGGATCTACAGCCCAATCTGGCAACAAACCGGCTTTCTGATCTGCAAACACTGTGTCAGCGCCAAGAGCCGTTGCGTTTTGATCTGCAAATGGCCCGCTGTTTAACCAGCTATTTTGCCCGCGTGTTTCAGTAGTCATGGCCCTTCTAGCTTCTGGGCTAAACATCCTGCTATGCTCCAACCAAGCGCGTTCTTCACCTTTTGCTCTGAATTGAGGATTTCCTGCGCCTAGATGCCCAAACATATCATGCACAACGCGAAAAGCATCATTTGCAACTGCATCCTCTTTATCTCCAACCTGACCAACGAAACCTAATAGCGGATTGTCTGAAGCGTCAAACTCACCAGACCCATAACCGAAATCAGTTGGAAATACAGTAAGCTCTTTATTTTCAACAACATCTTGATAACCCATAGCGGGGCTTTTTGCATATGGATCTGTCTGACCCTCACGCAGAAACTTAAAATCTATGCCGGTATCTCTTAGCGCCTCGTACTGCGCCATAGTTTCATTTTTCAACGCCTCATACGCTGCTCTTACTTCTGGATTGTCTGGATCATGCTTCATGCGCTCATAAGCTGCTGCGATATATTTAGCCCGCTGCTGATCTAATTCTGGGTATTCTATATATTCTGGAATATCTATGCCAGCTTCATCCATGTACTTGCGTGATGCACTTTGCACTTCAGCAATTGGCCGTGAGGAAAATCTACCTGCATCTGGTATGCCTACAGCCGCAGGTCTACCTTTCTCTGGCAAATTCATTACATCTGGATTTTGCTCCAATTTATCGCTCAGAAGGTATGGCCTTGATCTTTTGACCATAGATCCAAATTCACTAGCTTTATCTAATACTCCCGCAAAAGGTGCAGCCACCATTTCTAACGGCGCTTCATTTTGGATTGCAAGTAGATCACGGCCTAGTCTGTCACTAGAATTTTCACTTAAATAAAAAGGAAAACCCTCTGCCGCCGATTGCACTGTGCCTGTTAGCAAACCAGTTCCCGCTCTGTATGTTGGCTCTAAAGCGCTTACTGCCCTCAATAACCCGTACAATGGGTTAAACGATCCTTCGCCTATTTGTCCAATCTCATCCAATTCAGCTAAAGCGTCTTGCGTAGCTTGCCTACCGATACTTTCACGCGGGTCACGGTATTCTGGCTGTAACGCACCTCTGTTAGACATTAGCCAATCTATAAATCCAGACATCAGCCTTTAACCTCTGCAAGATATTGCTCTATTTCTTTTTCTGTAGTGTCTGGATCATTTAGCAAATATGAAAGACCAACACTTACCGGCAGACCAGCAGCCGTAAGATTTTTTAAATGCGAAAAAGCTGGGTCAAATCTTGCAAATCTTGATCTAATTCTTGTCGCATCAGTTGTGATTTGATCGGTAGATGGTTTTCGTGCCGCCGCTTGAAATTCCTTATAATCCTTGTAAATGTCTGGAACCTCATCAGGACGGGGAGAAAATGGGCCGCGATCAATAATGTTTTCTAATCGGCCATATGTAATTCTTCCACCATCTTGAGATGAAGGGATCTCCATAGTTTCAAGCATAGCATTTGCAATTGTATCAGTGGACATCGGCGATAATGGTAATTCATTGGGCGCTGAACCCGTTACGCCTTGCATAAAATCAATTCTTTTTAAAATGTCGGGATCATCGTCTTTACCCGTTAAAACATCAAATAAAGGAAAATTTAAAGGCGCGTCACTATCGGTATCAATCCCAACTCCAGATTTTTGAAATTGGTTAAACAATTGGTTTCCATCATCGGCCCTGAGGTATGGATTTAAACCTCTGTAATGTGCGCCTTTAGCGTCTGCTGAGAAATCAAATGGATCACCACGCTTTACCAGCAAATCATACATACCGCTATCATATCTGTCAGTATATGTATTGGAAACTGCTGGGTTGTCTGATGTGTAGATCGGACGCTCTGGATCATCAAACGCAAATCTGTCTATATCACCATGAGAAGATGACCCGTGAAATTGTCTTTCCTCTGGAATAAAACCAAGCACTCTGGCACGATCCATCCTTGAGGCCGTATCCATAGTCATCGGAGTATAGTTAAACATCGTTTGCGGATCTGCTTGGTTCATCATTTCATCTGTAACCGCTGAAGCATTCCCTTGCTCTCGCATTTGCAAGATCCGCTTTGCCATTTGCTTTTGAGGCGTGTTAGCCACAATATCATCAGCCTTCAACAAATACCCAAGCAAAGTTTGCCCAAGATCGCTAACTGCTCTTAATCCACGACCTGACATCTAACACTTCCACCTTTTACGCGCAGCCTTACCACGTTCACCCGTCCAGCCTTGGGATCTAGCGCAGAATGACTTTTTACGGGCTTTCTCTGATTTCGTCTTTGGGTTAGGCGCAGGAGCCTTGAGATTGCTTCCTGTGGCCTTGTTGTACTTTGCTCTGCCCTTAGCCGTTAAGCCACCGCCACGCTTGACAGATAGCTTTTCTCCGCGCCCTACAGATAAACTAGGGCCAGACTTTCGACTTCTAGGTTTTGCCTTTGCCACTAGAAAAATCCACCTTGAAACCTATTTTTAATAATGTTCTGGCCGATCGTCTTATACATATCAGGCTCTTTTGTACGCAAATATTCTGCTGCCCCTGCCCCTTGCGCTTGGTCAATCATCGCATCAACTTCTGGCGCGTATCTAAAATCATTAAAATCACCACCTGACAAGTGATGCCCAATGTTCCCCATCGTACTGTAAAGCCCTGCACCTTTAAATTCCCCACCAGATGCATAAGGCCCACCACGATCATACATATCGTTATAATCACGATAACCAAAAAGTTGAGCTAAGAATGGACGATCAGAAGCAGATTGATTTGCACTTGAAGCGCTACCAGATCCACCACTAGAGCCAGCGCCTAGAAACGACAAAAGACCACCGCGAGCAGGCATCCCGCTAGATCCGACTGTCTGGCCTCTATCTAAACCTGTT